TTATAACCTATTCTACCACCGTTAGCTGCAGGTTGATAAAAACCTTCTTGAACATATTGTTGATTAGGTAAAAAATTCATGTAAGGGTCTCTAGCTTTTGCCATTTGAACTGCTGTGTATGGATCAATGTAATCTTCATCAACCTCTTCTTCTACTATTTCTTCGTAAGGTCCTACACCCATTGCTTTTTGTATGAAAGGTGTTGCAACTGCTGTTGCACCTAAACCTGTAAATATCTTTTGACCAGTGGTCATACCACCAAAAAGGTTACCAAGGAAACTACCACCTTTACCTCTATTAACAGCTATGTCCATAATTCGATCTGTATAAGTTCCTGCTGGAATAGCTCCAGCTTTAAGTCTACCTATACCTGCAAGAAATTTAGGAGCAAGCCCTTTAAATCCAGTTCCCGGTATACCAAAAGTTAAACCACCAACAATAGCAGCTTTACCTAGTGGACTTTTAGCAATTTTCTTTACACCACGCACAGCTTTTTTTACAGCTTTAGCTACACCTCCAAATAAATAACCTTGTCTAGGTTTTTGTAAGGAACCTATTCCTAATTGTATTTGTTGGGGTTCTTGCATTCTAGAAATTGCCATAATTTTACCTTAATCCTTATGTTTACTTGGTTTTTGAAAACAAATCAAGAGCAGGCATTATAACTTTTACATCTTGTGCCATGTCCTCGTTCTTAAAACCTTTGTTTTCCCAGTCTTTTCTTTCCTTAAAAGTTTCACCAGTTTTTTTATGTCTATAAATAGTCTCTACTTTTGCTTGTTTTATTTCCATTAGTCTGTTTTCTCCTTTAATATATTGAGATAACTAATACCAAATACTACGCCATCAGAGGCCGTGCCTGCTGTTGTATAGGCAAGAGTCGTGCCACCCTCTACAATCAAAGGTAAAGATAATATCTCAACACTTGTGGCAGCTACTAATGTTTGTGTATTAACAATCTCAAACGCGTTGTTTTTAATAGTTACTGTAGGTGTATTAGACCCTGATTTATTAGTAACTCTTAAAGATTTAATAATAACAGTTTCGTTAACAGAAGGAGATAACAGGGTTACTGTCTCTGCTGCTGTTGTTGTTTTACCGTAAAATTTATATTGGTTTACTACTGCCATTATTCTAAAAAGAAACTTTTAGCTTCTATCTCTTGTTTAACTTCATCTTGAAATGAAGAATTTAATTTTGTTATTACACCGTCAAGATCCCTTACTAATGATTGTAAGTTAGATCTGCTGTACTCTTCTTCAGCTCTTGTTAATGATTGTACAATTTTAGCCATAAAATAAACTTGCTAGTCCTCCGTATCTATAACCACCTGCGCCTGCGGCTGCATCATCAGATGATTGTGACGCTGCTGCGTCTGCAGCTGCTTGTCCTCCAGCGTGTCCGCCTCCGTTTCCACCATTATCTCTGCCGATTGGACCTCTCATTGCTTGTAATGCTTGATTTTGTTGTTTTGCTAAACCTCGAGCAGCAGCAGCTTCTCTTGCTTCCTGATCTCTCCTTCTTTGAAAAAAATCTGCAAACGAAGTTGATCTTCTAAAAGTATCAAAGCCGGTATCTCCTCTTAAATCTGCACCACCCACAACTCCCGGTAATCTAGTTCTATCTCCTAAATATCCAATACCCCTTGCAAATAAACTTACCATTGGGTTTTCAGTAAAAAGACTTGCAAGCCCTGAACCTATTTGTCTTGCATAAGGTAAATTAAAACCAGGATTAGCAATTTGTGCAAAATTTTCGTAAGAGTCTTCTTCTAAACCAGCGTTGTCCATAAATGGCGGGTTTAAATTGTTGTAATATTGTTCTATTGCCATTATCTTCTGCCTCCAGGATGTATGTCTAACCTAAACGTACCTAGTTTCCAATCTTCACTTGATCCCGTGTTTGCAATTTCTAATGCAATTTGTCTTGCTCTAACTCTTACATCTTTTTTAGTTGTACTTGAACTACAACTAAATGTAGTAGTTTGTTCTGTACTGTTTGGATAAATTCTTGTTTTAAATTTAACCGCAGTGTTACCTGTTTGACTAATAAAGTCAGGTATAAATCTGCTAATTCTCATAATGTATTCTCCGTCTCCTCTAAGATCTGGCGTTCCTACGACTTGTCCCGTTGATGCTCTCTTCTGTGTAATATCAAAATCACCAGATGTAATAGATCCTATTACAGCAGTTACAGATCCTCCAGCATCAATTTGATCAGTCCCTGTTTCCTGTTGATAGTATATAGTAACACCGTCAGTATTACCAGTAACATCGAACGAGGCATTATCGGATGACGTATAGTAAGTAGCGTGTGGTTTATCAAATACTGCTGAATCCTGCCACGCTGATCTTGGTAAGGTACCTGTTGTCCATATAGGTCGTTTTGGACTTGAATCGAGATAGTTATATGTAACCACTCTGTTAACAACATCAGATGCAGCTGTGCAATAAAACCAACTAACTTCACCAAACAAATTATTTAGTCCTGCATTAATTAAGTCTCTAGATGTAGCATTTATATCGTCGTAGACATGGTCTTCTACTAAACAAGGTAAAGATTTTAATTGACCATCATAAGCAAAGAAACCGTTCTCTGACATCCAATAAGCTGTACCGTCTACTTCCATACAAGCATTTTTGCCAAACAATCCACAGTTTGTACCTACTTGTTCAAACGAGAAGGTAAAAGGTTGACCAACAAATTTCATAAGAAACAATGCAGTATCAGTCCATACATAGATTGCATCTCTACCTTTGATAGCTCCCATAATTTTAGAACCATCTGCTAGTCTTTGTGTACCAGCAGTATTGGTTGCTTTAACAGTGTAAGAATCTGTTTGATCAATACTTTCTTGAGAAGAAAATCTAATAAACATATCATCTTTAGTAGCAGTGTTGCCCACTGTTGTTTCTGTACCAAAAAATACTAAGTGTCTATCCGGTGTAGATACCAACACATGTCGCGATGCTGTAGGTGCATTAGGAAGTATTGTAGCTCTGGTGTTTACTGCATTGGCTGCAGATGCATCCCATTCAAAACAAGCACCGTTATATATAAGTGCAATTAATTTTGTACCGTAGTTATCAAATATCCATAAACCTGGATCAATTGTAAAGTCAGCAGATGATGGGTCACCCCATGCAACATAACCTGAAATGTTTGTAACTGTAGCTCCACCTGAATGTGTTGCTTTAGTTGTTCCATTAACTCCTCTTGCACCACCACTTAAAGTATTTGTAGTTGTGTTGTTTGCTGTAAAACTTATATCCTCTGTTCCTATTCTAATTTCTCCAGTAGATGGAAAGGCTGCACTGTTTGCTAATACTACATCTGTTGTAACCGTATCTGTTAAAGCTGTAGCTAATGTACTAGTAGATGGTCCCAAAGCTGTACCGCCAAATAAACCTGTGCCCCAACCATAACCACCTAATTGTAAAGCTGGTCCTACATTATAATAACAAAGTATAGAAGTCGATCCAGCATTAGTCATAGGTGTGCCAGTCTCAGAGCTTGCCATTGTTATTGTAAAAGTTGTTGTGGTAGTAACAGAAGTTACCATAAATTTTTGATCTTCAAATGTTGCATCACTGTATGTTGATGATGCAGGTACACTACTTACACTGTCAAACATTACAATGTCGTTCTCAACAAGTCCATGAGATCCAGTGCACGTTACCGTAACGATATTTGATGAAGAGGTGCTAGTAAAATCTGCACCAGTTAAAGTTGTTCTAATTGGGTGGATGTCGTAATAAATTCCACCTGAATAAACGTAAAGAATTCTGTTTGTTCCTATAGCTGCATATTTAATACCAGCGTTATCGTCCCAATGATGCACAGCTCTTGCAGCACCAGTTAATTTTGATTGACCTAACTGTGTCCAACCACCTATTTTTTCAGGAGTGCCATATCGAAATCTTACATTGTCACCATCAAACCATTGTCCCTCGGCCCCGGTCTCTGTGACTTGTTTATTAAATCCAGGTAAGAATCCTAATTTTTGTAACATATAACCTCATTATAATACTATTTTACAAATGATGGTAGACCCAACATAGGTCTTCCATCGAACTTGTTTTTGTCTGCAAATGGGCCATTTACATGATTATAATGTA